TAATCGACACTTACCTTGATGGATTAAAAGGAACTTCTAATGCTGCCAGTGAAGATATAGCTACTGCTCAGATACAGGGTATTAAAGATAGCATCGGTGGAGATGAAACCTACGGTAAGATGGTGGCATGGGCTATAGAAAATCTCCCTGCTGATGAAGTTAAGGAGTTTAATTCTTTAACTGAAACAGCAAATGCAACAGCAATAAAGTTTGCAGTACAAGGTCTTTATTCACAATACAATAACGCTATGGGTGTTGAACCAAACTTAGTATCAGGTCGTGCTTCTCAAAGTGGACCTACACCATATAGATCAACAGCAGAAGTAGTTACTGCTATGTCTGATCCACGCTATGGTAAAGATGTTACATACACTGAAGACGTTCAAAGACGTTTAGGTGGTAGTGATGTATTTAATACTGGTCGTTAAAGATAAAAAGAATAGTAGTAGTTTAAAGATTGCATAAAGGTGTTATATTTTAAATAACTACTTATCTTTAATCTAAATATCAAAAGTGCCTGATGCGTCAGATAACACTTAAGAGAAAGGACAGAAGCAAGTTAGTTTCTCAAATTTATTAATCAATCCAAAGGAGTTTAAATTATGGCTAACGCCACAGTTTCACGCCTTGGTCTGGTAAATAATAGTGGAACAGACTACGAAGCTCTGTTTCTGAAAGTGTTCTCTGGTGAGGTTCTTACAGCCTTTGCTAGAAATAACATCTTCAACGATCAGCTTCATTCCGTTCGTACTATTACTTCTGGTAAATCAGCACAGTTCCCTGTTACAGGTGCTGCAACTGCTGCATATCACACACCAGGAAACCCATTAGTGGGTGCAAACCAGATCTTGGCAAACGAAAAGATTATTTCTATTGATGATCTTTTAATATCACAAGCTTTCGTCAGCAATCTTGACGAGCTTATGAATCATTACGATGTAAGAGCTACATACGCTGATGAATTAGGTAAGGCTTTAGCTAAGACCTATGATCAGAACGTTGCGAAAGTTATCGCTAATGCTTCAAGAGCATCTACAACACTTACAGGTGGCAACGGTGGATTAGTTTCTACTCTTGCTAATGGTAATACTGCTTCATCTGATGTTACTGGTGATGAGTTAGCAGCAGCTATCTATGACATTGCACAGGCATTTGATGAAAGAGACATTCCTCCAACAGATCGTTTCTGTGTCTTACCACCTGCTGAGTACTACAAACTTGCAGAATCAGCTACAAGAACAGTAGATGTTGACTACAACCCAGGAGGAAATGGTTCATTTGCTTCAGGTCGTGTACAACAGATTGCTGGTATTCCAGTAATGATGAGTAACAACGTACCTCAATCAAACGTAGGATCTAACCCAAGTGGAGCTAACAACACCTACTCAGGTGATGACAGCAAAACTATCGGTCTTGTCTTCCACAAGTCAGCAGTTGGTACTGTGAAGCTTATGGATATGACTACTGAGATCTCTGGTTCTGACTACGGGATCATGTATCAAGGTACATTGATGGTTGCTAAATATGCTCTTGGTCACGGAATACTCCGTCCTGAGTGTGCAGCTACTATCAAGTTATCTGCTTCTTAACTTACATAAAAGGGTACTCAGCAATGGGTACTCTTTTCCTACTATTTGGAGATTATTATGCCAGAAGGTAAAGCCTACAACATTAAGAAAAAGAAAAAAAAAATAAGTGGTAGAGAATCACTTAAAATTAAAAAGTACTAAACCATGTCTGTAGCTGCAACCACTGAACTAGAAAGTATCAACATCATGTTAGCTGCTATAGGAGAAGCTCCTATTAACAGTCTTACAGGAACACTTCCTGTTGATGCTCGTCTAGCACAATCAACTCTTACTGAAGTAAACAAAGAAGTTCAATCTGAAGGTTGGTCTTTTAATACTGAAATAGATGTAACTCTTACCAGAGATACCTCTGATCATGTAGCCCTTTCAACAGACATTTTAAGAGTTGATCCCAATACTCATCATCACACTACGATTGATGCAATACAACGTGGTCTGAAGCTATATGACAGGTTAAATAATAAGTATGAGTTTGATGAAGATCTTATCTGTACTGTGGTTTATTTCAGAACCTTTGATGAGATTCCAGAACCTGCAAGGAGATATATAACAATAAAAGCTGCTCGTATTTTTGTTGATAGATTAGTTAGTGATGATGGATTAAGAACTTATACACAACAGGACGAAGTGAGAGCAAGAGCTATACTGATGGAAACAGACTTAGCTAATGGTGATCATAACCTTCTTAGAGGTGATCCTTCATTAACAAGTGTCTTTGATACTTACTCACCAGCTAACGCATTAATTAGGTAACTATGGGTGTTATATCAAGAGCAATACCAACATTGCTAAGAGGTATATCACAGTCTTCAGATGCTACAAAGCAGGCTGATCATGCTGATATACAAGACAATGCTGATAGTAACCCTGTTATTGGTTTGGTAAAACGACCTGGTTTAAGATATGTAACAGCACTAAGCTCCTCTTCATTAGGTAATGTTCATATCCAAACTATTAATAGAGATGCTAATGAACAGTATGTAGCAATATTTAGTAATGGTAATGTTAAAGTATATGAATTAGACGGAACAGAAAAGACAGTAAACAAACCAGATGGTACGACATACCTAAATACCTCAGATCCCAGAAGTGTAATTAAGACTGTAACTATTGCTGACTATACCTTTGTTGTTAATACCAGTATTGCAACAGCAATGGACACTACCCTTAGCGGTGGTACTGATACGCAGGCTGTGGTCTTTATAACTCAGGCAACATCTAAAACAACTTATTCTGTAACGGTTGATGGTAATACTGTTACTGATGACACCACAGGAGATGACCCACTTAGTACAGATACAGTCGCAACTAATTTAAAGAACAGTCTGGATTCTGCATTAACAGGTTTTACCATTGCTCGTAATGGTCCTGTCTTACATATAAAAAAGAATGATGGTAGTAATTTTTCTATAGATGGTAGTGATACCCAAGGCGATACTAAGATGACCATCATAAAGGATTCAGTACAGAGGTTTACTGATCTTCCAAATGTGTCACCTAATGGTTATGTAGTCGAGGTGAAAGGAGATGAAGATACTAACTTTGATAATTACTACGTTAAGTTTGTTACTAATAATGGAGGTACATTTGAAGAAGGGCAGTGGGAAGAAACTTTAGAACCAGGTATTACATTTAAGTTTGATTATGGAACCATGCCACATGTCTTGATTAGACAGGCAGATGGTAATTTTAGATTTGCAAAGGTAGATGGTGATACATACACCATATCTAGTGTTGACTATACATTACCTAAATGGGGAGAAAGAACTGTAGGTGATGTTGTATCAGCACCAGATCCTTCTTTTATCGGTAATAAGATTAATAACGTCTTTTTCTTTAGAAACAGACTAGGGTTTCTTGCAGGGGATAATGTAATTCTCAGTCGTGTATCAGAGTTTTTTAACTTTTTTCCAGAGACAGTTATATCAGTTTTAGATAGTGAACCGATTGATGTTGCTGCCTCTCATACTAAGGTAGCTATTCTTAAACATGCAGTGACAATGGGGGAACAGTTAATATTGTTCTCTGAACAGACGCAGTTTGTTCTTACATCATCATCAGATTCGTTAACACCTAAATCAGCTAACGTCATAGTGGCAACAGAATTTGAAAGTAGTGATGATGCACAACCTGTAGGTTCTGGTAGTTCTATTTACTTCTTAACGAAGAAAGGATCTTTTGCAGGTATTAGAGAATATATAACACAGGGAGAACAGATAAAAGACGCTGCTAATATCACTATCCATGTACCAAGACTAATACCAAGCAATATATTTAAGATGGCAGTATCTAATAACCAAGATGTTTTGGTTCTGTTAGGTACAGATAATCCTAATAAGTTATACGTCAACAGATGGTTGTATGGTGGGCAGGGAGAAAAGATACTGAATAGTTGGTTTACCTTTACGATCAACAGCAACAGGTCTTTTAAAAATGTAGATTTTATCGGTACTGATCTGTTTGCTGTAGTAGAAGAAGCTAATAAAGTAACACTAGAAAAGATACCTTTTGAGACTGATTTCAGAGAAGCTAATGCAGAATTTCAGTTTCACCTAGATCATAAGGTTACAGAGGCTACTACAGGTGTCTCAGTAGCATATAGCTCTGGTACTGATGTAACTACCTTTACTTTGCCTTATAGACTAAGAGCAAGTATGAATGTTGTTGGTAGGTATTTAGCAGATGGAGAGACAAGTACTTTTGTTGATACACAGGGTAATACCAAAACACTTAAATCAGGACAGGTAATAACAACATCTAACTCCACTGATGGATCTACATCCACCATCACAGCTAATGGAGATTATAGAAATAGTAAATTTATTATTGGTGAACCTTATGAAATGCACTATAGGTTCAGTTCTCAAAGATTAACTGCTGGTACAAGTGGACAGGCAGGGGGTGAATATATAAGTGGTCGATTACAACTGCATCATTTCTACATTAAGTTTGAAGATACAGGTTTCTTTAAAGTAGAAGTTACTCCTGAGAATAGAGATACGTCTACTCATAAATTCACTGGTCGTTTATTAGGTGCTGCTTCATCTGCTATCGGACAAATTAATTTAGAAACAGGTACGTTTAGAGTGCCAATTATGTCAAGAGCAGATAGAGTGAATATAGATGTTAAAAACGACACGTTCTTGCCTACTCAATTATCAAGTGCTGAATATGAAGCTATGTTCCACATGAAAAGTAAGAGAGTGTAATGGGATATTTAAGAAAAGCTAATCTAGAGGATCTTAGATATGTAGCTAACAATATGAGAGAAGTAGATAAGTTGGAAGCCTACTATCAATCAGGACAGGAACCACTACAAGCCCTTCAGTTCACTTATATATGTAGCAATATAAACATGGCTATAGCTGATGATAATGACCAACCTATAGGTCTTTGTGGAGTAGTTAGTGGTGGTGTTATATGGATGGTTGCTACTGATAAGTTATTTGAAAATAAAAAATATAAGATACAACTAATAAGAAAAGGTCGAGAATGGGTAGATAACTTGTTGAAATCTTATAAAATCTTATATAATTTTGTATATGCAGAGAATACTTCTGCTATCAAGTGGTTAAAGTCTCTTGGATTTACCTTTATTCAATATCACGAAAAGTATGGTATGAAGAATAAACCATTCTACGAATTTCTGAGGATAGCTTAAATGTGTGTATTTGCTGCTGCTGGACCAGGTATTTTAGGTTTAGGTGGTACTGCTAGTAATTTATTTCTTGGATCTTTAGGACTTAATGCTGCTACTGGTCTTGCACAGAGATCAGCAGCACAAGCAGCAGCCAATCAACAATATCAATCTTCATTGATAGCTAACCAATCAGCAGAAGATTCAAAGAGATTACAACAACAGGCATTAGCAGAACAGAAGTCAGAGACAGAAAAATCTTCAGCACAAGATATATTTGCCAAGAATATACAAAGTCTTATAGCAAGTAGAAAAATAGTGGCTTCAGAACGTGCAGGTACAACTGTTGGTTTGTTATTACAAGATCAGGAAAGACAAGCTGCTAATTACAGGGAATCTATAAATCAATCTTTGGAATCTGCAAGAAGACAATACACTAGAAATATTGAAGGTACAGAAGCACAGTTCTTAAACAGAAGAAATCAACTGCAAAGTAACATTAATCAGGCTTATAACCAGATACCTTCGCTCGGGTCAGTCCTTCTTAATACTGCTGTACAGGGTCTTAGTTCGTATGCTTCTCTTACAGGAGGTCTTGGTGGAACTTCCTCAACAAATTCTACTTCTGCTTTAACAGGAAGAGGATCTTCTGGTACTGGACCTTTTGGAAGAGATTTTGATGATCCTATGTTTGGTATGCCTTTCTAATTATGACTAACAGTTTTCAAAGTACAGCTTTTCAATCTTCTGCAAGACCTGTAGATACTTTTGTACGACCTCCCAGTGTTCAACCTAAAACTGATATAGAACAGTTGGCAGAAGCATTGCAATCTATAAACCCTGCCATTCAAAGTTTCATAGGTTCAAGAATAGAAAAAGCTGTAGAGAAAGAAGAAGCTGAAGGTACAGAATTAGCCATAGAAGATGCTGCTAAAAACTTTAAAGATATAAGTAGAAGTGTTAAAAAATCTGATGGTGAAGATGCTGCCAGACAACTTATAGGTGGAAGTATCTTTGCTGATCGTGCCTACCAAAAAACTAAAGCAGAAATCTTAGGTAATAACTTAAAAAGCACTTTATCGAATAGCTATGCAACAACACAGGTAGATGGTAGATCTCTTAATGCTTTTTCTCTTCAGTCACCACAATTTCAAACATGGTTAGAAGGAGAAAGAACAAGAGTTGTTGATCAGTTAGGTGATATAAATCCTACCTATGTCAATAAATACTTTTTACCTAAATTAGCTGAAGCTACAAGTACAGTTACCTCTAGTCACATAACACAACATCAGGAATATAACCTTGAAAAACTAAAGAACTTAGCTGTTCCTTTAGTAAAAGGATTGATAGTAAGTGATGATGAGACAGACCTGCAATTAATAACTAACTTTGAACAAAGCATGAATGATTTAGGTCTTGTTACTAAAGATAGAAGTGATCTAAATAAAACTATAGTAGGTGTTCTTATTGACCAGGCAAAAGCAGTTGGTCTTTCTGGAAATGGTGATATAGATGAAACAGAAAAAATATTAAAAATAGCAGAAAAGTTTCCTTACGGAGTTGATGGAAAGTTAAACCTTACTGCTCATCCTGATTATCAAAGCAAAGTAAATAAGCTTAAAAAATCAATAAATGATTATGCTTTTACTCAGGAAAGACGAAGACAATTACAAAAAGAAAGAGAAAAAAATGATGACATTGTAAACACCATTAAAACATTTGCAGAAACAGGTGATGCAAGTTTGATAACTGGATTGCAAAAAAAGTATGTATTAGACGCTGCAAAGATTGGTTCTGCTGCTGTCGCTTTGGATGGTAATACCAGAGAAAAATCTGCACAACTTGAAACCTTAATTATTAGTGGCAACTTTGCATCTAAAAAAGATGCTGCTAATGCTGCTTTATCTTGGTATTTAGATGAAAAAACACCTAAAACTCCAGCAAATAGAACTAGATTAACTCAGCTTTTAGGGGTTGCTAATAGTTCTGAAAATGGAGATTACACAGAAATCAATAAAGGATTAGCAGAACTTAACAGTCAACTTAAAGGTGAATTTAGTGGAGCATTATTTATTGTAGGTACAACAGGTCAACTTAACGACAAAGGTTCTTCTGCTGTAAATGATCTTTTTAATGCAGCTAAATTAGAATTATATACTTACATTTTAGGTCCAGAAGGCAGAGAAGCAGATACACTTACTGTTATAAAGAAAATAGAAGAAATAAAAGCAAAATATCTTAAAAAAGCGAGAGATCAAGTTAATTTATTAATACCTGAAAGCAAAGTGAAAAAAGAAGAAAAAAACGAAGAACAAGACTTAGGTGATATAGAAGGTGATGCTAATAGTAATTTAGAAGCAGGTTTCTTTAGTGGTGATTCACCTACAACAGTTACCGTTGAAAAAGGAGATACCTTATTTGGTTTGGCTGATCAATTCAGTACGACAGTAAAGGCGATAAAAGATGCAAATGGTTTAGATAGTGACCTTATTAAAATAGGGCAAGAATTAACAATGCCAATAGGTGATGGAGAAGAACAAAAAATTGCAATAAAAGAACCAAAGATTAAATACAGCAGTGACCCTAGAGTTCAATCTATTGTCAAATCAGCTAATGAATTAGGTATAAGTCCGATAGATCTTGCAGCAGTTATTGCACAAGAATCATCCTTTAGACCTTCTGTAGTTAGTGTTGATAAAGCTACAAATAAAAAATATACAGGTCTTATTCAATTTGGTCCTTATGAAATTGCTAAATACAAAATAAAACCTGATATGACATTTGAAGAACAGATGGTAGCGGTAACCAGTTTCTTAAAAGATAGAGGAGTAAAACCTGGACATGGTCCTAAAGAGATATATGCAGCTATATTTACAGGTAATGTAATTAATTTAACAACAAAGAACTCAGAAGGTAAATTAGGTGCTGATTGGGAAGATTCAAATGGCACTACCGTAAACAAAGCATTACCTAATCTTTTAAAAGGAGGATCTAAGTATAAAATGGCTATAGATTTTCTTCAGCAAACAGGTACATACGCACCCAAAACTAATTAGTTATGACCGACTCAAACCCAATAGCTCGTCTTAAGAAGTTTAGAGATGAACGACAAGAAGCTGGCAAAAGATTTCGTGAAAATCAAAGAAAACGTGGTGAACAGATAAAACAAACTACTACTTCTAAAGTTATTAGAGGTGCTTTATCTGGTCCTTTAAAAGCTGTAAATGAGACTGTTGAATTTGTAGATGATATTTATGATTTTGCTGCTGGTAATCCATACGATAATAATGAACTCATAGATTTACAGGCATTAGGTCTTGAAATAAAAGGTGATAAAGAAGATTGGTCATACACAATACCACAGGCTATAACACAGTTCTTATTACCTGCTGGTGCTATCAGTAAAGGATTAAAAGGTACAAAGCTAGTAGGTATGAACAATGCTTGGGCTAGAAATGCTGTAGCAGGTTTTATTACTGATGCTGTTGTACAAGATCCTTATGAAGAAAACTTGTTCAATATGATCGACAAGCACCCAAGGCTAGGGGGTGTTATTACAGATGTTTTAAAAGCAAAGACACCAGAAGAGATAGGTGTTGCAGATGCACGTTTTAGACAAGCAGCAAGTGGGTTAGTAGCAGGTGAAGCTCTTACAGCTTTAGGTCTTGGTGTAAAAGCTATAAAGAAAACACCTGAGTTATATGAAAGAGTAATAAAAAGACTGTCAAGAAGAGATGAAATATTAATGACAGATAATGTCGTTGATAATCTTGGTGATGAAATATTAGATCTTGGTCTTGATAAACAACCTGTTACAACAAAACCTAAAAATACAACACCAGTAAAGTTTGATTTACCTGATACTAGAGGTCAAAACGAGTTTTATCATGGTGCAGCTAGTGATATAGAACTTGTAGAAGGTGGTGAATTTGGTAAGGCGGTAGAAAACCTATATGGAGATGGTTTTTATGTAACAGAGGATTTAGTTACTGCTGCTAAATACCAAAAGAAAAACAGAGTGAAAGGTAAAAAACCTACTGGTGTTGTCTATAAAGTAACGGAAAAACAACCTGTAAAGTTTTTTGATTTAGATGCACCAGCAACACCAGAACGAATAGATCAACTACGTCAGGTATTTAATCTTGATGATTATGAATCTGTTGACATTATTGACAGAGCTTTAGATGAAGCAGGTCCAAATGCAAGTATTGCAAAGATCTATGATGAGATTAAGTTAGTTTCTAATGCTAATGATCTTAGTGCTAACACTACGGCAAATTTATTTAATAGCTTTACAGAAGAATTACAAAGAGAAGGTTTTGGTGGTCTTACACATCAAGGAGGAAAGAAGGCAGGTAAAGGAAAAAGACTGCATCAAGTAAGGATTTATTTTGATCCAACTAACTCTTTAGATATTAATAAAGTAGATCTTGATGCTTTGGCAGATCCTAAAGTACAAACCACATTTAATCCTAAATTTACAGGCGGTGGTGATCCTGATGTACAGAAACAGATACTTGATGAAGCAGACAAGATAAAAGAACTTGATGCTAATAATACATGGCCTTACAAAAGAACCTTTGCAGATATGGTCAAAAATGCAAATGACTTGTTGCCAGCAGAAGTTATTGAGTCTGCAAGAAGATTTAATGCTAGATATGGCAGAGGAGGAGAAGAAGATTTACCTGCAACATTAATTGCAATGAATAGATTAATGAATAAAAACGCTATAAACCTAGCTTCGTTAGCAAAGACCATTGATGAAAGTTTAGCTACAGGAAATAAAAGTGGTTTAACTGAAGAATTAAAACAACAATTTATTACTGAAGCAAAAGTATTAGATGGTCTTATTACTCTTAACAAACCACTTAAAACAGTACCTGCACAGACATTAGCTGCTAATAAAGCAGGTGGTGGTGTAGGTAAAATAGCAGCTACAGTAGATGATTTAAAAGGTAGAACACCAGCAGAAAAAGCAATAGATCAAGCTACTGATATTAGAGGAACAGTTAAAGAACCTGCAGATCCATTAGCTGAATTTTCATTGCAAGAAATAATAGATGCTGCTGAAAAAGGTGATAAAGCATCTTGGAAAAGACTAAGAATAATTACCAAGAAACTGCAAGCTGCACAAGGAAATCCTCAAGCCTTACAAAAAATGGCTAATGAAAGTTTTTCAATGAAAGTATTAAAAGGACAGAACGAAATATTTATTAACTCAATATTATCTGGACCTGAAACTCACGCTGTAAACATTCTTTCTACTTCTTTAAATACTTTAGCTAGACCCTTAGAACAAACACTTGGTTCGTTTGCTCAAGGTGACATGACAGGTGCTATCAGAGGTGGTAAGGAATTGTATTATTTAATGTCATCCATTACTGATTCCTTAAAAGGTGCAAAGCTATCTTTTCAAATTGAAGATAATATTGTTAATCCAGGAGCAATGATTCAAGACGCTGATCGTTTTACAATAAGAATGGAAGGTGACGGTACTTTGGCAAACATGGTTAATAGCTTTGGTACTATCATTCGTCTACCTAGTCGTTTCTTACTTGCAGAAGAC